TGCTCTAAAAACATTTTGGGGGAAACTGGCGACAACCAGCCCCAACTGGCAGGGATTGAAGCGCATTTACCCAGGCTTGAAACGACGGGCCTGAATCAGCACAGTTTTGGGGAGGGGATTTCCCAGTGGGCTAGTAACCACATGGGCATTGAACTGATGCCCTGGCAGAAACATGTTTTGAATGGTCAACTATCCCATGACGGTTTGGGCAATCTTCAGTTTCGGGAATCACTTTGTAGCACGGCGAGGCAACAGGGTAAGAGTATTGCTCTTCAGGCCTTAATAGGGGGCTGGCTTACTGATATAGCGGCGTTCCGTGGCAAGCCCCAGTTTGTGTTGTCGGTTGCTAACAAACTTGACAGGGCCGAAGCAATATTTGGTTTTATCGCCCCAATACTTGTCGACAAATTTGGCGGTAAAGCGGCCAACGCTTTGGGTCGTAAGTCGGTAAAAATGCCTGATGGGTCAACGTGGGAAGTTAGAGCCGCCACCCCAAACCTGCACGGTGGTAGTTATGACCTGATTGTAATTGACGAATTATGGAACATTTCGTCGGCCGTAGTCGATGAGGCATTACGCCCTAGTCAGATTGCTAGGGCTAATCCGCTTTTGTCAATGTGGTCAACGGCAGGTGATGAGTCAAGCGCCGCCATGATTCAGTTCAGGGAACAGGCAATCAGTGAAATAGATACCGGCACAAATAGCAGTTTGTATTTTGCCGAATACAGCATGAAACCAGGCAGTGACCCCCGATTAGAAACCAACTGGATTATGGCCAACCCAGCAATGGGGCAAACCGTAACCATCGAAGCGTTGAGGGCCGTATCTAAAAAAGATTCGTTTTTGCGTGCCCACTTAAACATGTGGGTTTCGGCCCGTGGCGCATGGCTACAACCAGGCGTTTGGGACAAACAAAAAACCGATATGCCTATGCCGCCTGGTGGCGTGTTGGCTGTTGACACTGACCTAACTGATGGGCGTTATGTGGGTGTCAGGTCAACCGTGTTTGAATCCAAAGCGCATGTGTGTGTCGAATTCATGGTGGACACCGAAGATGCCATGTGGGAAGAAATAGAACGGGTCATGGCAGATACGGCCACCAGTTTGGTTATCACCCCAGCGTTACATTTGCATTTGCCTAAAAGTTTGGAACGTCGAAGTAGCGTTATCGGTTACGGGGAACTACTCAAGTATTCGGGCCTAATCCAAAAAATGATTGTGGAAGGCAAAGTGCGGCACCGTGGCGAACACGCTTTGGCTGAACATGTCAACCGAAGCGTTTTAACAAAAACGGGCGCTGGCGTCGTTTTGTCAAGTCAAAAAAGCCCAGGCCCAATAGAACTGTGCCGGTGCATGGCGTGGGCCATAGCAGAATCGTCACGCCCAAAGGTTGTGGGCAAACCCATGTTTGCTGTATCAAAGACACCGTGAACCCGTACCACGCTAATGTTTCAATAGTCCCTGTCCTGCGTCGGGCAGGGCAGGGACACACCCCCGATAGGAAAAGACACCATGGGATTATTTACAAGTAACAAAGTGAATAAGGCGCAAATTTCGCCACAACCTGAACCAACCGTGCAAGCCGCCGCTGTTGGTGGTGCCGCCTATTCTTCACAGGTCGCAGGCCCAAACCTGATTGGTGACTGGTGGTCTTACCAGGCTGGTGTGTTGCGTAACCGTGCAATGAGCGTTGCCGCCATTAGCCGTAGCCGTGACCTGATGGCGTCAGTGTTGGCAAACATGAGTTTAAAAATGGAAACCGAAGTGTGGAACGAAACCGAAGGCGAAATGGAAAAAAAGCCTTTAGCGCCCCGTTCCTGGTTACGCCAACTAGACCCCGAAATGCCTAACAGTTTCCTGTTTCCATGGATTTTTGACGATTTATTTTTCTTCGGTCGAAGCATGCTCTACGTGACCAGTAGAACTAAAGATGGCTATATGGCTTCAGCTACCCGTTTGCCCCAAGGTTCAATTACGACGCCCGACGCCAATCCCCCCGTGTGGTTTGGTAAAAGCAAAGAAATCTTTTTTAATGGTGGCGCTATTGACCCCAAAGATGTTGTGCAGATTTACAGTCCTACGCAAGGCATGTTGTATATGTCAGAGCAAACAATTAACACAGCACTAAAACTGTGCGACGCACGAAATCGCAATGCCACGTCATTGATTCCGGCCGGCCTGCTTCGACAAGTTGGCGGTGAGCCGTTGTCAGCAACTGAACTGGCGGCGCTTGCAGAGTCGTTTAATCAGGCCCGAATGTCTAACCAAACAGCGGCACTAAACGAATTTTTGACGTACACAGAAACAAACGCAACACCTGACAAAATGCTGTTGATTGACGCCGCCGAATATCAAAGTAAGGAAATCGCTAATTTGTGCAATGTCCCCCCATATTTACTAGGAATTTCCACGGGAAGTTACGCCTACACCAACAGTGCTGGCGCTAAATCTGACTTGTGGACTTTCGGCCTGTCAATGTACGCCAAAGCAATTACTGACGCTCTATCACAACAGTTGCCCCGTGGCACTTATGTATGTTGGGACACCGACGAATTTTTAGAAACAGAAAAAGAAGAAATGTCAGTTATGCAACCAGTAGCCGAACAAACCGAACCATCAGAGAACACACAGGAAGACCTAGCATGATTACTTTTAACGCCAACACTTTCGCTGTCGAAGCCGCAGGCCCTGACGGATTGCCACGCCGTACCATCACTGGGGTAGCAATCAAATACGACACTTTTGCAACCGTTTCTGATGGCACCACCGTTTCGTTTGCGCCTGGCAGTCTGCCCGTTGACGGACGCCCACCCCGTGTTTTCATGTACCACGATTCAACTATGCCCATTGGTTTGGTTACTGAGCGAGTCGACACTGGCACAGAAATGTTGCTAGCCATGAAAATTAGCGCCACAGAATTAGGCAATGAAGCCCTAGTGCTGGCCGCCGACAATGTGATGGAACTGTCCGTAGGTGTGAATCCCACAGAATTTACTTACGACAAAGACGGAAACATGACCGTGCAAGCCGCTACATGGTTAGAAATCAGCCTCGTCCCCACGGCCGCATTTTCTGAGTCTATAATTACGAAAGTCAGTGCCGAAGCGCCACAAGTCGAAACACCAAAGGAAGAACCAAAAATGGAAACTAGCCCAGCAGTCATTGAAGAAGTCGTAATTCCCACGGCACCAATTTTTGCTACAGCAAAGCGTGAACCACGTTTGCCAAACGCCGCCGAATTTGTGGCCGCAATGCATAAGGGTGGTATCGAAGCCGCTAACGCACAAAAGGTTTGGAACGATTACCGCAGTTACCACCAGTCAGATATCGCCGCCGCCGCTGGCGATGTCACAACCACCAATGTGGCTGGTTTAATCCCCGTGCCGATTTTGGGGCCAGTGTTTGCTGATATCAACTACATTTCACCGTTGCTTACCGCAGTCGGTACCCGTGCAATGCCAGGCGGCAACGCAGGCTCTACTTTTATTCGCCCGACTTGGACAACTCACCCCACCGTTGCAGAACAGGCCGCACAGTTTGACGCCGTGTCAGCAACCACCAGCGTGATTGCCTCCAATACCGTCACCAAAAAAACTTTTGCTGGTAGCACCACGTTGTCTTACCAAACAGTTTCGTTCAGTGACCCCGCCGCAATGGCCATCATCATGCAAGACCTAGCCGGCCAGTACTTGCAAGCAATTGACAACTACGCATGTGACACTTTGGTTTCGAGCGCAACCAGCGATGGTGTTTGGGACTTGACCGTGGCTGACTTGCTGAAGTCAATCTACGATTGTGCAGTCACCACGGTTGCGGCCACCAACTATTTGCCAACCCATATCGCTGTGGACCCCGCCACCTGGTCGTTGATGATGCAATTGGTCGATACGACAAACCGACCGATTTTTAGTTACACGGGCGGAAGTCTTAACGGTTTCAACTCAGTCGGCCAGGGCGGTATTGGTGGTTTCCAAAACGCCAACCCGTTGGGCTTGCAGATTGTGGTTGATAAGAATTTTGCCGCCAAAACCATGGTCATTTTTAACGCAAATGCGTATGAAATATATCGCGCTGACCAGGGCATGCTTAGTGTTGAGAACCCCACCACGGTTTCACGCACAATGAGCATGTACGGTTACGCCGCAGTTTTCGCCGCTAACTCAAGCATGATTCGCAAAATCACCCAGGCTTAGTCGAAAGGCGGTTAGCCGCCCATGGCTGTTTATCAAGTTACATTCCATCAGCGTTTGGATAACTACGCAGTTGTCCAAACGTTGACTGAACCTGAATTGGGTTTGGGTCAATCGTTCACGCTTGCAGGTTTAGGTCACGGCCTGAACGGCACGCATACTGTCTACGATTTGCCTAGTTACTATTTCATTGGTGTTGATTCGCAGGGCAACCTGCTGTTTGATTACAACTTGGCGATACCTAACCAGGTGCTGTTTTACGATGAGGCCGATGACCTGACTCGTAGCGCCGCTATTCCACCTGGCACCCTTACTTTTGATGAGACATGCACATGGATTACAGGCACTCAAATAGGTACATGGTTGGGTTTGGCTTTGGTTGGTGCAGACGAAACCAGTTTTCTAAACCAGTGTGCTGTGGCGGCCAACAATTTTATTTTTAGACGCCGTCAGGAATCGGGCTACACAGACCAACTAACCAGTGTGCCTAGTGGTGATGTCGAATTGGCAACCATCATGATGGGCGGAAGTATCTACCGCCAACGTGGGGCAATTGACCAGTTCGCAAGTTTTAGCGATATGGGTACAGCGGCCGTGTCGGGCCTATCGCCGTTAATCAAACAGTTAGCCGGTATCCCACGCCCAGCGGTTGCATAATGTCTATACCCACAACACCACTGGTTTATGACGACCTAATCGACTACAACGAAACTGGCGTGGTCTATGACCAAACAGGGTACACAGACCTATTCAATGAAGCCATAGATGATTTGGCGGCCACCCTGTCAACCATTACTGGTTTGCGTGTGGTGTTTGACCCCGAAAAGATAAACCCACCATGCGTTTTTATTGACGCCCCCAGTTTTGACGCATACAACTACAACATCGTTACCATGAATTTTTCGGTAAAAGTAGTGACACTAGGGGCCGCCGATTTGAACGGCTTACGCAACGTTTTAAACATGTCTGCGTTGCTTCTATCTAAGAATGTGGCAGTGAAGTCGGGGCGCCCTGGCTACTTGCCGATTGGCGGCCAAACATTTGCCGCTTATGACCTATCCATAGACATGCAAGCACAGACAGGGTAACCATGAAATACACAATTGTCAGCGAAAAAGTCGGCACCGTAGGCACAGAATTTGTGCCTGGTGCAGGTACCAACATTGAAGCATTGTTAGCGCACGGATTCATTGAATCCGACGAAATCGTTAACGACATGCCCACCCCAAAATCTGCTAAAACTAAAGCACCCGCAAAAAAGGATTAGACCATGGCTTCAGCAACATATCTCAGCAACCCAGGCGTAATGATTAACTCGGTAAATCTCACCGATATGGCTACCAGCGCCACCGTAACAAACCGTTCCTCGGCGCTTGAGGCCACGGCATTTGGAAGCACGTCACGCTCATACGTTGCTGGGCTTTTTGACCAGGAAATTACTTTGGAACTTTACATGTCATATGCGGCCACCGAAACTTACGCAACACTTGCCGCTTTGGTTGGCACTATTACCACCGTAAAAGTTGCTGTAACTGACGCCGCTTTGACCACTGCCACTGCCACAGCCCCCCGATTTGAACTAGTGGGGTGCTTCCTTGAAGAATTACCAGTCATAAATGCGACCATGGGCGAATTAAGCACCATCAGTATCACGTTTAAAGGTGGGGTACTCTCCACCATCGTTTCGTAATCCACACACAAACAGCAAAGGCCCGACATGCAACTAACACTTAGAGTCGACCAGGGTGATGGCCCAGTCGAAGTAAGCACCAACCTTTTTACGATTGTGTCATGGGAACGCAAATTTAAACGCAAAGCCAGTGACATGGCTTCAGGTATCGGCATTGAAGATTTGGCGTATCTAGCACACCAGGCATGTCAGCAACACAATGTAGTTGTGCCGGTCGTTTTAGATGACTTCATAAAAAAACTGGTTGTGCTTGAAGTAGTCAGTGACGAACCTGACCGCCCTACCTTGCCAGTACCTACAGATTCGCTTTAGCAAGTCTTTTAGCGGCGACAGGGTACTGGCCACCTGAAGTAGAGTTTGACGTTAACGACTTGACTACGGTGATTAAGGTCATTAACGAAAGCAGAAAATGATGGAAGGCGTAACCACAACCATTGAAGTGTTGGGCCTGAAAGACGCCGTTAAATATTTGAACTCTGTGGAACCTGGCTACCGCAAAGCGTATGTGGCAAACATGAAAATGGTCGCCCAACCAATGACTGACGCCATGAAAGCAAGTTACGACAACACCCGTTTTCCTAGTGGCACCAAACGCCGTTGGTCGCCTGAAGGTAGGCAGGTTTTCCCATTGACCGCCGCTAACGCTGTGAAAGGTGTTTCGCTTAGAGTCAATAACAAAAAGCAGGGTGCCGCCTTTTCTGTCATGCAAAAGAATCCTGCCGCTTCAATCTTTGACATTGCAGGCCGTGCTAACGCCAATCCTTTGGCAACCGCTTTTAGTACTAAGTTTGGGCGTTCTGCAAGCCGTGTGATATGGCCAGTATTCGAAGCAAAGATTAGTGATATCAGCGCCAACGTTCAAAAAGTTGTAGACGATGTCATTGCCGAAGTCAATAAGAATTTTAAGGTTGTCTGATGTCTGCAATATCCATTCCCATTATTAGCGATTTCAACAGCAAAGGCGTCGACCGTGCCATTCGGGAATTTAAGAAATTAGAAACCAACGGCGAAAAAGCATCGTTTGCTATTAAGAAAGCCGCACTACCAGCCGCCGCCGCCATAGGTGGTTTGGCTGTTGTCGCATTTGACGCCGTAAAAGCGTTCATGGAAGATGACAAAGCCGCCCAACTGCTTGCCACCAGCCTAAGAAACACAACTGGGGCGACTGATTCTCAGATTGCTAGCGTCGAAAAGTTTATTACCAAAACCAGTATTGCGGCCGCTGTTGCCGATGATGAGTTACGCCCAGCGTTAGACAAACTGGTGCGTGGTACTGGCGACGTCACCAAAGCGCAGGACTTACTTAGCCTGGCGTTAGACATTTCTGCCGGTACAGGCAAAGACTTAGGCGCTGTTTCTGACGCCCTGTCGAAGGCTTTTAACGGCAACCTAGGCCCACTGAAGAAACTTGACCCTGCTTTGGCAAGCCTGGTTGAAAATGGTGCAAGCGCTGATGAAGTGTTTGCCGCATTAGGTGAAACGTTTAAGGGTGCCGCTTCGACTTCAGCCAACACTGCTTCAGGCAAAATGAAATCGTTTGGCATACAAATGGACGAATTTAAAGAATCTGTTGGTGAAGCAGTTTTCCCACTTGCAGAAAAACTGTTGCCTGCTTTAGAAGACCTTGCCACCTGGATAACAAACAACACTGGTTTGGTAGTTGGCATTGGTGTCACCATTGCTGGCATTGCGACGGCAGTGCTTTTGACTAACGGCGCTATAGCGGCATGGAACGCCTTAGCGGCTTTAACAGCAATAGTTAACTCAGTGTTGGCGGCGTCGTTTACTGCTTTATGGGTGGCCACTGGCGTAGCAATCATTATTGCAATCGTTGCGGCCTTAGTGCTTTTGCAAGTCAAGTTCAATATTTTTGGTAAAGCCGTTGACGGGATTAAATGGTATTTCACAACAATGTGGGGCGTTGCCAAATCAGTGTTTGGTTGGATTGTTGACACAATCACATCTACTGTTTCGACTGTCGGCAGAGTGTTTGGCACTGTAGTAGACGCCATCACTGCACCGTTCAAAGCCGCCTTTAATGGTGTCGCTAGGTTGTGGAATAACACGGTAGGCAAGTTCAGTTTTAAAGTTCCTGATTGGGTGCCTGGTATTGGTGGCAAAGGCTTTGAAATGCCTGATATCCCTATGCTTGCCAATGGCGGCATTGTTACCAGCCCAACCCTGGCAATGATTGGTGAAGGCCGTGGCCCTGAAGCAGTTATCCCGCTATCCAAATTGGGCAACATGGGCTTTGGTGGCGGTAGCAATATCACTGTCAATGTAAACGGTGGCGACCCCAACAGCGTTGTCAGAGCGTTACAGCAATACGTCAGATTAAACGGTGCCGTACCAATCACCACCAGGGCAATGTAATGGCAAAAATCAACTGGATTTTTACAAACCAAACGACCAGTAACACATTTACAACTAGCGTTTTGTCAGCAAACTACATGTATTTGCGACAGTCATACAAAGACTATTTTGCTGGTTCAAACCTAGTAATCACTATCAAAAACCAAAACAATGAGGCTTCAGGCTTTTCATTGAATGACCGCATTTATCTAAACAATTTAGACAGTTCAAGCAATAACTGTTGGAACCAAAACTATTGGGTAAACGAAATAGAATTCAATGATTACCCAGGCAACACAGGTTTGTCGACTGCAACAATTATTTGCCAGGACTGGTTGGCTAGGTCTGCCAGGGTTTTAGGTGGTGGCATTTCTTTGCCTGGAACAACTACTTGTAACCAAATCAGTTATTTTTCTAGCAACAGCGGTTTTAATGGTCCACTACCAGCCGACATGTATGTGGCTTCAAATGTTGGGCTTTCTTCGGTTCCTGCTGTCGTTTGGACTGATTCCGTCGTAAACAAAATTCAGTTAAACCAGTTGACCGAAAACGCTGATGTCCAATTAAAAGGTGCAGCATTAGGTTTGATACCTCGTGGCACACAATATGTGAGCAACTACAAATTTGGTGCAAGTACAGGCACCAACACTTTGGTCTATCAAACTTTCAAACGTATTAACGCTGGTCAGTCACTTATTAACTATGAAGAAACCACCAGCGGCCTAGGAACTGTCACCGCTTCAAATGCGACCAGCACCACCGCCTATGGGGAATATGCCGAAAATGTGACAACGGCAGACGCTAACTTGACCCAGCAAACAGGTCTGACGGAATGGCGTGCCAACACGCAGGCAGACCCTTTGGCAACACGGTTTGAATTTACCTTATTAGATTTAGCCAATTCGACAACTGTGCTTGATGATTGGATTTATTACTTTAAAAATGTTGGTGGTTATTACTACCAACTTTCTTACCGTGTACCTGGTGCCGTTGGCGATACAACAATTTTAGTGAAAATTGAAGGCATCAACATTTCAATGACGCCCAGCAATACGGTCTACACAGTCTTTGCTAGTCCGTTTAATTATTACGCCGAATTCATTTTAGATGACAGCGTTTTCGGTGTTTTGGGTGGTGGGGGCATTGTCTACAACCAAGCCGAAATCACCTACGACGAATCCGGCTGGATATATAATGATTCAAACGCAGACGACACCGCTTCACGACTAGGTTGGTAACACTATGGCTTCGACATTCCCCACATCACTGGACACTTTTACAAACCCAACAGCGACCAGTTTGTTGACTTCGCCGTCACATTCACTGTCCCATTCGGACCTGAACGACGCAGTTGAGGCACTCGAAGCGAAGGTGGCTATCGGTAACACGGTCCTCGGAACTTATCAGGCATACACGCCAACTTTCACTAACTTGACGGTTGGTAACGGTACTTTGGCGGCACAGTATTGCACCGTAAACAAGTTTGTTCATGCTTTCGGTTCATTGACTTTTGGTTCCACGACCACAATTTCGTCGGGTGCTTATTTTACTCTGCCAGTTTTGACCGTGGCGGCTGAAATGGGCGCTACAGGAATGGTCATGGGTACTGTTTCCTATATCACCGCCGCTGGTGCAGTCACCAAAGGAACTCTGAACGGTTTTGCCGCTTCGAGTGCCGCACAGTTTTGGGTAATTACCACCTCAGGAACTTACGAGGGTCAGGCAGGCCCATCGGCCACTATTCCGTTCACTTGGGCAACTGGCGACATCATTCGTTGGAACATCATGTATAAGGCCGCCTGATGGCGATTTCACCTAACGACAATTTCACAGCCGGTCAAGTCCTGACCTACACAGAGTGTAATCAGTTCCCCCGTGGCATCATGGCTAGGGCAGAATCAACCACCACAGACGCCACCATCACTGCTGAAGAAATCCAATTAACCTCAAGCAGTTTTACGGCAGTCGCCAACCGCTACTACCGAATCACTTACTACGAACCGCAAGTAAGTTCACCTGCCGCCGCTGGCGCTTATGCCACTGGTGCTATTCGACTCACCAACCTTGCAGGCACTAGATACCAACTAGGCATTATCCAAAACGCCCCTGCGACGTCAGTGGCTTATTCAATGACAACGGTGTGGGTTGGCACATTGACCGCAGGTAGCACCGTTATTGTGGCAACTATGGAAGGTTTTTTAGGAACTTTTGCCGCTAATCGTAGCGCCACACAACCCGCACAGTTAACCGTGGAAGATATCGGCCCAGCATGAAAAGCCTTGCTGTTTTGTTGGGTGTCATTGTTGCTATATGGATTTGGATTTGGGCATGACTTTCAACCCGTCTAAAGCCCTTATTGCATTAGTTGGACTTGTCTGCATGACTGTGCTTATTGCTGTTGGTTCTATTGACCAGGACCAAGGCCTACCAATTATCACAATGATTGTTGGCTATTCGGTAGGAAACGGAATGGCCGCCCTAAGCAATAAGCCTGTGGAACCAATCATAAAGAAAAAGGCACAATGACCACTTTCCCTGTTTTGCCTATCATCATGCCAACCGATTTGACAGGGCAAAAAAACGGTTATGTAGTTTCGGCTGTCTTACGCACCATTCAAAAACCGTCAGGAAAATTAGAACAGCACGCCGCTACCGCATGGAACTGTCTACAACTCGCCGCCTACTTTAATGGTTTAACTCTTAACCAGTCAGGTGCCTACCGTACCTACGCCCAACAGTTAGCCCTTTTCAATGCTAGATATTCGACTACTGACATGGGCCGCAAACCACAGGTGACCCGTATTTGGCAGGGGAAGAAATACTATTTGAAGCCTGGCATGAGTCCATGCGCAACCCCTGGACAATCAACCCACGGGTGGGGATTAGCGATTGACGCCGCCAACTGCACCTTAGGTTCACCTATCTGCAACTGGCTACTAGGCGACGGATTTATGACCTGTCAAGCGTTGCGGTACGGTTTCACCTGGGAAGTATCAGACCCCAAAAACCCTAACTTTGAGCCATGGCATTTGCAGTTTGTTTGTGGCGACACTTACACCCAGGCGACCCTAGACGCCATAAAGGTTTTTCCTAATTTGGTAGCGTGACTTGACTTCGACTTGATTAGTCGGTAAACCAATCCCGACCTGACCCCGACTGAAGGACAATCAAAAATGAATGTGAAACGTGTTTTAGGCTTAGGCCTGTTTACTTACCTGTTTTGTGCCGCTATGGCTGTGGGATTCCAAAAAGACACACCACCCACCAGCGTGGTTGAATCTGTGCCGGTCACAATCACCCTGGGCGACCTGACAACACAACAGTTGCAGGACAGGGCCGAAGAGTTAACGACCACCACCAGCACCACCAGCACCACTACTTCGACACAGCCGACTACAACCGTAGTCATAGACGCTTTGACGTTGAAATGTTCCGAATGGTTCCCGACAGCGATATCGGTTGGGTGGCCTAACGACATTGAAATACTTACTGGGTTATCCCATTTACTGTGGAAAGAAACCCGATGTCAAAACGTGGACTATAAGCACCCAGCGTTTAACGGTCATGACCACGGCCTGATACAAAGTAACGAAATTCATACAGCCTGGGCTGAAGAATTGTTTAACATGCCGTTTGAAGAATCCATGAGTGACCCAACACTCAACCTGCGTTTTGGTTGGTTGCTGTACCAGTCAGCCGAAGAAATATGGGGTTGTGGTTTCCACCCGTGGGGTATGTGCTAGCCAATGTTTAACGTTGACCGCCCCGACTGGCAACAAAACGCAAACTGCCGTGGAATTGACACCAACCTGTTTTTTCCGTCTAACGGTAGGGAATCGGCAGAATCACGGGCGCTTATCAAACCAATATGTGAAGCCTGCACAGTATTCGAAGCATGTTTTGCTTACGCTGTGTCATTCCCCGAAAAGGCGTTACAGGGCTTTTGGGCTAACACGTCCGAAGGCGACAGGCGCCGGATGCGCTACTCTGCCACACCAGTTGGATATCGTAGAAACAAACCCGATGAAAGGAACCCGACATGAACCAACAATTAGCCGAAATGACAGCGGCAATAACTAAAGCCGAAATTGCTATGAAAGCGGCCGCCTGGCAACTACAAGCCCAAACCGCCGACATCACAATGCTCAGAAAAGCCTTATTTGAATTGGCTTACGTTGCCGAAGAAAACGGCATCTATCTTTCAAATCTTACTAAGTCGACGCAGGACACCATTGTGGCTATGCGCTTAGGTGGCTTCAAATGACCTGTGAACTATGCAAAAAAGAATTGACACCCTACGACATTCGGATGCAGGACCTGTTGCAAGGTATCTGTCTTAACTGTGGCAAAGCAGGCGACTGGTTGCACATGACCCCCGAAGAATCACGCCGCTGTGCAGAACTACACGCCTGGGCAAACATGACCGTTGAACAACGCACCGCCTACGACCGAAACAGGGGCAACTAATGGATTTATCAAACTATGTCGACGTACCAACACGCTTTGCTATGGCTTTGGAACGCTGGCCCGAATTACGCATAGTTGAAAACCGCCCCGAAATCATCACCATTGGCGACAAAGTTTTCATTGCTGTCACAGTGCAAGCCTGGCGAACGCCGGACGACCAAATTCCTGCACAAAATACGGCATGGGAAATTTTCCCTGGGGCCACGCCGTTCACTAGGGGGTCAGAGATGATGAACGCCAGCACCAGCGCCCTAGGCCGTGTTTTAGGTTTCATGATGTCGTTTGGCCCCAAAATGGCTAGTGCTGAGGAAGTACGCAACCGCCAATCTGACACGGTAGCCCCAGCAACCCTTTTAAAACAGCCTGATGACTTGCACCACATGGGCAGGAAAGCCCCTGCAAACCCTCGCACACAGGCGCTAGGCGCAAATGCGAGCAATGCACCATCTGAAGCCCAATTAAAGTACCTGCGAGGTTTAAATTATGAGGGGCCAGCCCCCGAAACTAGGGCTGAATGTACGGCCCTTATCAAAAGGTTGGCACCGTAATGCCTTTGGTAACTTTGACTGAAAGCCAAATGGAAATGGCACACGTCGAAACATTGCGACTTATCGCAGACAGTGAAAAACGGGGTTTAAAACACCGTTTCAATCATGACCAGGGCGTTGAGTGGCGATACCACAACCATTTGCAGGCCGCTATCAGTGAGATTGCTGTGTCAATGTTTACTGGTTTACCGTGGACTAGTTGCAATGCGTTTAGGGGTTCTGACGTGTCAGGTTTAGAAGTCCGAAGTCAGGAAAGAAAAGACGGCAAAGACTATTATTTACTAGTTAGGGAGAAAGACCGTGACGGCCGTTATGTGTTTTGTGTAGTCGACAAACCAAACGTTGTCATTGCTGGTTGGTCTACAGCGCATGAGGTCAGAACTAAAGGCGTTCTGCTCTACCCTGACACCAACTGCTATGGCCTACCTAGGGAACAGTTACAGCCAATGTGGAAATTACAGACAGCGTTAACATCATGAAAGAGTCAACATTCCAAAGCAGTGTGATTATGCTTGCCAAATTGCATGGTTGGCTAGTTATGCACACTAGGGCTGTGGAAATCCGCCCTGGGGTGTGGAAAACACCGTTACAGGGCCATGCTGGTTACCCTGATTTGACATTGGTACATTCGACTAGGGGAATCATATTTGCCGAATTAAAAAGCGATATTGGGCGTATCAGTCCGGCACAAAAAGCCTGGCATGACAAAATCCATGAGGCAGGCGGCGAAATTCATGTGTGGCGACCCAAAGACTTAGACCAAATATCAACCCGACTAGCCAGGAGACCCGACCATGACTGAATTTCATCAGCCCATAAACCCAATGCGAATTACCACAGGAGACAACGAATACACGTTTATTGTGCCAGTGTTTGCTATCGCTATATCAAACTCGCATGATGTCGAATACTTGACTATTAACGGCAGTTTCTACCGTAGTAACACAATTAAGTTTGCTGAAGTCATGTTTAACGGCACCTGGGTAAAACTTGAATCAAGGTACCATCACCCAATGACCTGATACAGTCCCAACACAATTTCATTAGTCGCATGTGTGTGCCACGGTTGTAGGTGGTGGGCAGTAAACAGGGGAACCTGGGTAGACCCCTATGCACCGACGCAGGGGCACAGCGTTTCCAAACGGCACAAATGGCGAAGGTTGTCCACCGAAAACAAATAGACCGGCACCCTGTGGCTACTAGCCCAAATTGTGGGGGACACAAACCACCCACCTTTCACATGGAATAAGGTAACAACTGAGCCTGCGAAGGCGTTAGTAGCACTTGACCTTAGGAGTACCCCCGACATGCCTAGACAACACACAACCAATGACCTGACATATCGACGCAACAGACAAACACTGCTTGCCGACAACCCACCCTGCTACCGCTGTGGTAAACCAGCCGACACCGCCGACCACATAGTGCCATTCTTCCAAGGCGGAGGAAACGAATTAGAAAACCTACGTCCAGCATGCAGACGTTGCAACAGCACCACAGGCGCAAAAGACAAAGCCAAATCAGACGCCCTACGCATACAACAACGAAACAACGCTATAAACCATTTTTTTGACACGCCGGCTAAGCC